AGAGCGACAGGACTACATCAGGGACATCCTGGTGTCCATCGCCACAGCGGGCGCTCCGGTGGAGGACTACCAGACGGCCATGATGGCCAACAAGGTGTTCCCACGGGCAGCGGGCGCTGACAGGGGCGCAATCGCCAACAACATCGCAGCAGCCAATTCGCCCAATACGCAACAGCAGGTCATCCAAGAGCAGGCGGCCAGGTCACAGCAGGCTGGCACTGCGGCTGCGGCAGAGAGGATGCTCACGAGGGGTGCGGACGCCAACATCAGCAGAGCGCCAGGCTCTAGAGGGGCTCTCTGATGACAGACGGGCAGGTTGCAGAGCTTTTCAGGCTGTACGCGGATGAGCCTGATCAGACCTTTCTTGATGACCGCATAGTGGCCAAGTTCTGCGAAATTGGACTGGAGTACTACCGCGACAAGATAGCGGAGATAGACCCATCCGCCCTACTCAAAGAGCAGCACTTCACGTTGCCGCAGGCGGCTCCGTCCACCCCCAATCAAATCAATCTCCTTCTTGCGACAGACGAAGGGAACGTCATTTACGGCACTGGCGCTACGGCAGGTGAGCGCATCAAGTCCATTAATTCACTGTATATCCTCAAGTCGGGCCAGCAGGTGCCGGGGACGATATTCAGACCAGTGTACAACTACGAGGAGATGACCCATTCGAGGGGGCCTTCGTACTACTGGAGGGGCGCGAACATCTTTTTCTCCTACGATATCAGTGAAACGGTTGCGATATCCTTTATCGCTCAGGCGGATCTGGCGTTCACCACTGGCGCTATTAATTTCATTGATAACCTTGGAACACTCCATGACCTGATTGCGCTGTATGCGTATAGGCACTACGCCATCATGGACGGCGCTCCAAACCCGATGGTTGATGCCCTAATCCCTACGAGAGAGAAGGACCTCCAGAGGTATCTCGTGAACAGGACGGATGCGGGCGCTCAGTACGTCGCTGACGTCACCTCCGCAGGGCTCTACTAGGGGGTAGCCATGGCCATCAGGGGCAAAGAGGTAGAACTGCTCGGTGATGGCATCAGGGCAGACTCCCCCACCAAGGGGGCGTTTGCCCTGAACATGCTGTACAGGCGTAACTCGTGGGAGGTGCGTCGCGGGTTTGGCCAGGTCACTGAGCTAGACACGACGATGGGGGCAGGCCGCCAGGGGACCAGCAATGAGAGTTGGGGGTATTCCGAGCACCTGGGGTCTTTCGGAATGCTCACGTCCTTTGGTCATGAGCAGGTCATATCCGTGTTCACGTCTAAGGTGTGGTCTGGCGACCGGCCATTCACCAACACGGTGGGGGCGACCACGAATCACCTGTCTAACCAGCAACTGAGTTCATGGACCCAGATTTATGTGGTCAGCATCTATGACCTGACCACTGGCGATAGGTGGGAAGAGCCCATATTCAGGCACACGGCTGAGTTTGGCAAAACGACTACGTCAGCCCTTGAGATGCCGGACTGGCACGGCAACTACGAGTCGTGGTGGCGCACTGATGTGAGCTTGCAGGGGATCGTACCCCCCATATACGGGCAGACCGCCCCGTCGTCGTTCCTGGAGGACAGGCAGGACTGGGTTGTGGTGAGCGAGCCTGGCCAAGAGTTCTTCTTCACTGAACTGGATGATATCCTGTACCTGGGTAACGACGACACGGGGCTTCTGGCCTATATCCCGTCCATATTCAGGGGCCGGAGGCGTGGCAAGAACGGCCTATCAAGACTTGGCCGCGACAAGCAGGCGTACAGCGTGTACGACCGCTCCTGGGCTCCTCCGTACTCAGAGTCTTCTGTTGTAATCAACGCGGTTGCGTCCGATGGGCCTTTCTCTGATGGAATTACCTACCTGACCAAGTCAGAGTTCCCTGCGCCCTCGTGCGCGGGGCACATAGGGGGCAGGCTCGTTCTGTCCGCAGGGAGAACCCTGCATTTCTCAGATGTTGGCTTCCCAACGTCCATTGCAGCCGAAAACGTGGTCGTTGTCCCGTCGGAGGGTGAGATCACGGCTATGGTGGAGCACGGGGGCAACCTCATCGTGTTCACCGACACGGAGACTTGGTACTACCAGCCGTCGTCTGGCTTTGTGGTGAGCGCAGGGAGGCTTGTTCGGATAGCAGATGGCATCGGATGTCTTGGCTCAGGCGCGATCGTCAAGGACGCCGACTTGGTGTGGATGGACAAGCGTGGCGTTTATGCCATGACTGGAGATCTCACGCCCAGGAAAGTCAGTGAGCCCATCGAGCCGTTTTTCAATGACTACATAAGCAACCCTGTGACTGATTACTTTGTGGCGAACGGGGAGCTTCCCAACCCCGTGCCAGATCAAACCGCCATAGGTATCAGAAGGGTTGGGTCTCCTGTTGGCGCTTACTCCAGGGAGCTTCAGTGCGTCCTCTTCTCCATACCGGAAAGGAACGTGATGCTTTGCTTGGGGGAGGGGGGCTGGTCTGTTTGGTCTACAGAGACCATGGTCACCAACCCAGACCCCGCAGTAGTTGGGTCTACGGCAAACATCGAGCGCCCTTGGCCCGTTGCCTTTGACAGCGGGCTCTACCTCGTTGGCTCACTTCCTCCTGACCAGGAAGGCGAGGCGATGGACACAAACCTCTTCCCCCTCCTGGGCTCAATCAAGTCGAGGTCCTACTACATACTTGAGTATGGACGCGGCGGCGGGATTGATCGATCTGTGGAGGCCGTCGAGGATTACCGGCAGGTGCGTGGATTCTGGCGATCAACGCACGAAGACTCCACCACCCTCACCCCAGCAAACAGCGACCACTATATCTATGCGGGCAAGCCTATCCCTATCCCCCAGGGGATGGGGATAGGGGACCTGTCAACGCCAGCAAACGTGTCCCTGACGACAGATGCCGTCGATGGCGCTGTGTGGGTTCCCATAGACATGGTTCTTGGGTACCGGAACTCCCTTAACTTGTTTGTCAGGGGCGACCACCCCAACAAGATCGTCATCACGATGTCCTACGACAACGCCAACTGGGCACCAATACCGACACGCACAGTGAGCAGTGACGTGCAGTTCTTCCTGCCACCCGAAAGGGTCCCGTCAAGACTGGCATGGACCGTTACGGATGCGACCCCAAACATCACGATAACTTTCGACCCTGTCGGCATTCCAGCGTCTCTAAATACCTGGACTTTTTACCCAATCCTGGCACTCCAGCACCGACAGTTGAATCGGCTCGTCTACATACCGTTTAAGCCAACCACCACCACCACTACCATTGGGCCGAAGCTCCAGATAACGTCAGCGACCATAGAGCAGACCGGTCGCGCAGGGACATGTGATTTGCGCGCGTTCTTCTGGGACCAGACCAACTTGCTTGCTCAGAGGCATGAGGATAACGACGTTGCACAGGCTGTTGACTGGGCGTACAAGTCAGGGCCTGTGGCGACAGAGGAAGGCGTTCAGGTCAAGGGGCGCGGCCTTTACATGGATGTCGTCTCCCGTGGAACAGCGGTGCCTACCCATAGACTCCATGAGAACTGGCCGTTTGGGCTGCTCAATATCCTGTCTGCGCCAGACGCAAAGGGGTGGTCATCGCAGGTGATAGACGTGGCCAGCCCGCAGCCACCACCGGCAACTGGGCCTGTATACCCAGCCAGCGTAACCAACGCATCAGGCAAGAATACCATCAGGACGCGCTATGCCAGAAACACCACGACTGCTCTGACGGATAACACTTTCAATACGACAAATGGCCCCGTATACGGAACCCCTGGCGCGGGCATGGGGGCTAACAACGCGGAGTTGGTCGGTGACGAGGAGTTGTCTCAACTGGCGGTGTCTGACTCGGTGAGGGGCCAGAGCTTCACCTACATGGTGTGGGGGAGCATACAGAACAAGGCCGAAAGGATTGTACTGGGCTCCGTAAAGGCCGTTATGAGGGTTCTCGGCGGCAAGCACAGGCGGGGGCGCTGATGGAGCTTTTCAACATCGCGTCTGGCTTTATGGACAGTCAAAGCAGGGCGATTCGAGAGGGATATCAGCGAGTTCTGGACGGCCTTGGCTTTGTCTCCAAGGGCGGCGCAATCTCTGAAAGCAAGAAGCTACTCAATGCGTTCAATCTCACAGAGAGCGTTGGGGTTTTCAACCTGAAGAAGCCTCATACGCGGCTGTTCGGGAATGCGACCGAAGTAGACGTTGGCAAGCAGGCGACTGCGGGCGACGATTGCTACATCGACGGAGTCGCGTTCCTTGCGGGCGACAAGATGAGCGACACTCCCCTGATCAAGATATCCGCCCCAGGACGCGCTGTGATCACGAACTGCCTGTTCCACAGGGGCTCGTCAGGTGGCTCTGCGTCATTTGTAGAGGTGGAAGATGGCGCAACAGCCATCATCATGGGCTCTGCATTCCTTGGAACCTCGGCAGTCGCCAACGCCGTCCTACACGCCGGGGGCGCTGGAAACGTGCAGATCGTGGCGTGTTCAGGTAGAAACGTCACAGCCTTCGGAGCCAACACCACGGTCACTGCGAGCCTTCTCTAATGGCATACGACCACAAAAAGAGCCTACGCACGCTCACAGACGAGCAGTTCTCCGATGGAACAACGGTGGACGGGAGTCGGCTGGACAAGGCCCTTGACGAAGCAGTGGAGCACTTCAACGAGGTCCCTGGCGGTGATGTGTCCACCCGGTTCACCAAGACTCAGTACGTGTTTGGCTACCAGCCCGCCCCGTATACCGGCACTCCGAACTCAAACACGGGCGCTTTTGAGACATACGACGGCACCATAGAGGGCCCCACATGGCCGTGGAACTTCATCAAGAACAGCGAGCAGACCACTTCCAAGACTGACGCAAGTGCAGCGCCGCCAGACACTTATGGCGGGACGGGTGCCCCCATTGCCGGATTCCAGAACGACTGGCGAATAAAGGGAACTAACTACCACTTGCTGCCTGGCGCTGGGGTGACCCCGGACAATGACGGAAGGTGGGGCCGCACAGACTGGGAGCACCAGTGGGCTACCGGCGAAGATGCGGGAGGAACGGTACTCCCGACCCGTGTGGCGTGGAGAAATACTGAGAACGCATATCAGTT